GTAGTATACGGCCAGAACCCATACTGCAACCTTGCATATAGTTATTCTCATCAATTACAGCATTATAGGGTTTGGTCCAGTCGCCATCACCATCTCCCATTCTATTTTCAACCCAATTTCTCTTTGACTTTACTCTACCTAATATTACATTCTGATATTCAGCGATAGTTGACGCACTAGCGGCGGCCGATTGATTTTTATGTTTCACGCCGATGGCAATCCTCTTAGATAGTTCGGGGTATTCTTCTTTTACAAAGCGTAAACTTTTTAACGTTTTATCTTTTTTAATCTTCATAAACTTCCATAGTTCTTCTGCGGTGTGTCCTATAACACTCATATGAACATTTCCTATGAGATGTATATACTTGTTCAAAATCTCACACTGTTTTGGGGTAAACGAAACACCGTTAGTACAAATACCAACTTTAATTTTATAATAATCGCACAGTTCCATGATGTATTCTAGATTAGGTTGTACCAGTGGATCACTATATCTCCATGGACTTACAGCACAGGTGTAGTCCTTTACCTTGTATTTTTTAATCAGCGATCCATAATCATGTAGTAAAGTACCTAACTGTTCTTTAGTCATTAACTTGCCGTGATATGTTTTATCTTCACTCAACGTTGTATATGGACAACAATAGCACTTGGCGTTACACAAGTTAATTGGTTCAAATGCTATTGATGTAGGTAGTGGAATCTCTCTATACATTATTCTTGCACCATTATGTAATCTTGATTAAAAACTTTGTCTATGCCTTTGCACGTATACCCCCAAGATTCTAGGAGTTCTTGTGGCAAAACGTTGCCTCTGTTCTGCTCGATTACAACAACTGGACCATGCTTTTTTATAGTTTGCTCAGATCCTTTCAGTGCCTTAAGTTCGTATCCTTCGATGTCGTATTTGATGAATGTAACATTTTCAAAGTTGTATGAGTCTAAAGTAGTCATTGGTATCGAAACACTGCCACCATCTTTAATTCTACCAACTTTGTTGCTTGTTGTAAATGCTGTACCTTCTCTATCTCCTATTCCACTGACATGGTACGTGAACTTGCTCGTGTCCATGACATTTTTTACAAACATTTTTTTCTTGTCTCTGAAATCAAAACAATGTATGTGTGTGAAATATTTTTCCATCTCTCGTGCGAAACCTCCTTCTCGACAACCAACATCTATGCCTATTCCTTTTCCTCTTATGTAAGGCCTAGCCAATTGGAACGTGTGATTCCACCCTTCAATTTTTTGGGGAATTTGTTCTGGCGACCCTAAAATACTAACTGTGTTTTTTTGCATATTCCGTCAACCATTTTTCTAAAGCAGGTCCATGTAACGGTGCTGGTGTCAGCCATTCTTGCACGCCGTGAGTCGATGCCCACCGGCCACTTGGTAGTTGATATGCATTGTGTGTTGGTTCTTCAACATGTTTACCAACCATGTATCTCCGAGTACCAGGTCCGAATGGTTTTATTTCAGATTGAACTACAATCAAACCAAGTTTGTCTATCCATTCTAACATTCTCTCCTTGTGTCTTCCTGCCATAACTGTAGTTATCTGTATTTCGCTAATAGTGTTTCCCATTGGGAGTTGGTCATATCTAGTTGTACTAATGGATGGCGTATATACTTTTTCTTTTTTTGTACTAGATCAATGTCTTTAGATTTTGTTATTAACAATGTATTTGCTAGGTAATTAAGTTTTTTTTTACCGTTTAAATGAATGTAGGATCGTGTATCGTCAGCACGTTCTCTAAAAAACCATAAGCAAATGACTTCTCTCGAGAGATCTATGTTTGAGTAGTCATCTTTAAATTCAAAACCTATCCTGTATTTGGAATCAAAATCCTGCCAAGTTTTGTGTTTTAAGTTATTTTGATTTTCATATAAGGTATCATATTCATTAGTGATTAAAAAGTTATTGGTGTAGATGTATGTGACTGGCTCGTTGAAACAATGGGCAGGTTTAAGTGTGTCCCAAATCATCACGCACTGAAAAGATTTATTGCTTCCTTTTTCCAGTCATCTGAGTATTCGCAGTGTCTATACCCATCGAACCAAGGTCCACCTTCGGTATAATGTAATATTTTAGGTGATCCATCTTCTGGTTCCCTGTACCAGCCAACTAACCAGTTGTAGTTGTGAGGCAATTCTCCTATTTCCGAATCTTCGAGCCAAGTAAACCTATGTAAGAATGTAGGAGTTTGATTGTTTAAAAATTCAGGTGTAAGTATTTTATTTTTTTCGTGTTCGCAGTTCCAGAGCACCATGCTTGACCAATTTTTCCTTGGATAGACTGTCTGCACTTGTCCGTCCATTTTTGTTGTTTCCTTTGGCGTGTAATCATGTTTTACACATACAACTGCTTTGCTTGGATCACAATACTTTATTAAATTATGACTTGGCACTTTCCATAAAAAATCGCAGTCACAAAAAACTGCCCAACCTTTGAAGTCATTAAGATAAGGCACAAAGAATCTTGTAAAAGTAAATTCTGTAGATGCAAGTTTGTCCTTCTCACGTGTGTATATTCCTTGTGATCTCATGTCGTTTTGTTTGAGAGGAATTACTTCAGCGGACGGATCTCTTCTCTTAATTGAGTGCTCACACACTTGGTATGCTATATCTTCTCTGGAGTCCCAACCTACGTATATTTTCATCTAGATAATAATTCGTGTATTTGTTTCCAATTATTTACACGAATAATATCTGGGTGATTAAAATCTCGATTGTATGGATGGTCAATTATTATAGGCTTTAAACCGTATTTGAGCCCGGCTACAGCGTTCTTAGGCTTGTCCTCTACCCAATACAGTCCAGTTCCATGAAACTCCGCCAGTGCTGAATCTTTATCAGCACCGGTGTCGAGAATATGATAATTTTTGAATATATGATCCCCAAATAAATCGCCAAGTCTTTTCTTCCTTACCGATTGTGCTGGCATATCTGATGTCTGTGATGTTATTGGTATGAATGTCCACCCTTCCGCCGCAAGTAGTTTTACCCAGGTCTGCGAATCTTCCATTGGACACTGTGTAGCCATCCAAGCACTTTTATTAAATTCTCTTATTTCTTTTCGTATTTTGGGAATAGACAGACCAAATCTTTCTGCCATCTCATAAGTGTTTTCTTTATTAGGTAAAAGTTTATAAGGATAAATTCTTTCATTGTTATCATTGTAATAGGATCTTTGAAGCATCCAATCCGTAAAATGTTTTTCCCATTCAAGGAGTACACCGTCAACGTCTGTAAGAATTATTCTATTATTTGATATCGGCATCTTCCATTCCTGCTACTCTCAGTTTTACAATGTTTGTAATTTGCCATTGTTTCTGATCTAAGCCTTTAGTGATGCCCAACCATTGATTTCGAATAAGTGCGAAGTCATTAATAATTTTATCCATGTCTACAACATCATCCTCACCGTCAACATATTTCTCTGCGTCTCTGCTTGATAACGCTCTGTTGTAATTTTCTAGATACTTCCTAAATGTTTTGGATCTTAATCTACGTAACTCTATGTTGAGGTATTCAAGTATTGCCTCAAGTTGTTGCAGTTGGCTAAACCTTTCTTCTACTATTCCGGGCAATGCCGCACTAGCCCTTTCCAAGTTGCCGTATATCTTGCACTGCTTTTTAGCCTCTAACAATTCCTTATCAAAGTATGCTACGCAGTCTGGTATCTTATCTAAATTTCTGCTAACTTCGTTATACCAATTAATCATTTTCGCCGTATCCGTCTGACTCATCGTCTTCCTCGAACACAGTGTTAATTGCTTCTTCTAACTTAGGATCGTATTCGGCAGAGGCTTTGATTTCGTCTTGTTCTACTCCTATGTCCTCGAGGCTTTTAATAAAGTCTATCGCACAGTCTAGTTTCTGTCTCTCCGGCACGTAGTGGGTGACAGCATTCCATAAACGTTCTATGTCCTCGTGTGTAAAGTCGATCATTACTCTTTGTCTTCTTGTGCTTCCTCAGTTTGTTCAGCAGACATCTCTTCTTTAAAGTTTGCCATTATCATATCTAATTTATCACCTGTCCATTGTTTCCTGAAGTCTATGTGTTCTTTTCCTTGCGGATCTACGTATTTTAGTCTGTTTCCTGTCTGTACTAATATACCTTTTTTCTCAAACAACTCCACAAGACCGCTGTACGGATTCATTCCTGTTTCGTATGGAATCTTAACTTGTACACCTTCAAACGGTTTAGCATATCTAGTTTTCATAACTTTACAAGCGGCTCTAATACCTCTTACATCGGTCACTTTATTGCCTGCTTCGTCTTCCTTAAGTTTAAGTTTTTTCATCGCAACAACAATACTTGATGCATAGATAAATCCTTGTCCGCCCGATATCTTGTCATCTGGGTCAAACATATCTTGTGATGCGTATGTATGGTTGGTTGCTATAAGTCCTACGTTCCAACTACCGAACATGTTTACACAGTTTCTTACAAGTGCTGTCAACGCCTTGGGTTTTCTACCCAAGTCACCTTTCATGTCACCTGCTTCAAACTGATTCACGTCTGTTGGTGTAAGCATCATGCCTAAACTGTCTATAACGAATAGCACTTTAGGTGCACCTTCTTTGTTGTCTGCGTGTTGCTCTTTGTAACCTTTCATGAATTCAGAAACAGTTTTTGCTACATCATCGACCATAGACATGCTTAATTTTAAAAGTTTGTCTTCTGAAGTGTCTACTTTTAATGCTTGTAACCATTTTTCATCTAGTGCATTCTCTGTATCAATTAGGATAACAAATATACCTTGATCTTGTGCATTTTTGATTATGTTCCCTGATGCTATGTAACTTTTACCTGCTCCTGATTCTCCCGCAAGTACTGTTACTTTTCCAAGTGGTATACCCTTGTTGAAATCACTGGTCATTAAATAGTTCAATGCGTAATTTCCTGTTGAGATCCAGTCTGTTGGGTCACTGAATCCAATACCTAGTCCTTGGATTGATTTTGTAATGCTCTTTCTAAATTTTGTTGCGTCGAATACTTTTGTCATAATTTTGTCCTTTGTGTAATCTATTTTAGCATACCTAGGCCCTAACGTCAATGCTAGGGCCTTGGTAAAATGTCAGATTATTTTGCTTGTCTTGATCTAATCAACTTCAAGATGTCTTCTGCTCTCTTGGCACTGTCACCTGCAGGAGCCGCCGTTGCCGGAGCCGCCTGAGGTTTTTCTGCCTCGTGTGTATGAGGTTGATCACCACCTTCATGACTATGTTTTGTGCCATTGTCGTGAGTGTGTTCAACATTTGCTGGAGCCGATGCTGTTGGTACTGCCACCTGTGGTTTGGCTTGGTAAGCCACCCCTGCTGGTCTGAAGTACTGTCCATACTGCTCAAGATCATAAGCCTCACCTTCGACAGATTTCTCAAATAATTCTTTGATTATTTTTACTTCTGCTTCTGTTGGTTCTTTTGGTCTGAAGTCACCTAAGTTATGTAAGCCATGTGATTCGATTGCGGCTCTCTCTGCCTCATCTAATGCACGTTCTCTTCTTGACCATTTTGATGTAGAGTAGTCAGCATAACCACCTTTAGTTGTTTTTGTTATCCTGAAATCAACACCTTTCACGTAGTCAGTTGGCATTTCTTCCATCTCTGGATCCATCAATGCTCCTCTGATTATGTTGAATATTTGAGGTCCAATTATAAATCTTCTTATTGGATTCTCAGGTGTTGAGTCCTCTGCTAGTGGATTCGTTGTGACAAAACCTTGGAAAATGTAACTTTTCTTTTTCCAGTATTTTCTGCCCATGTCTTCCATGCTCTTGTCTTTGAACCACGGTCTGACTTCTGTCAGTACTGGACAAGTTTTCCCATACATTTCCATGCACGGTACTTGCACTGTCACTGGTCTTGAATCAGTCTGACCTTTGATACCTGCAAAAGGTAATTTGATCATGTTTCTTTCAGTCCAGAAAAAAGTATTATTTGGATCCTTATCTGGTAAGAATCTAAGTACTGCTTCAGAACCTTCTGATATATTCCAGTGTGGGTAGATGGCGTTGTCTCCGCCTGTGTTGGAAGTGGAGCGATTCACTTCTTGAGATTTTAACTTCGCTCTTATTTCAGCCAATGATGCCATAATGTAAGCCTCCTTAATTGTGCCTATGTTGTTGTTTGCCTAAATGTATATTAGACATATAGTACATAATATACAACTATATTT